TCTGGGAAGGCGTAAAAGTTTGGTGGGAAGATGCAGCTGCGGCTACACCGCAGTATGCCCCACTGATGTTTAAGAAAGAGTCTTCGACTAAGAACTACGAAGAATATGTACAGAGCGTTGGCTTAGGTCTTGCGATTGTGAAGCCTGAAGGCAGTCCGATTAGCTTCGACTCTGCGCAACAAGGTTTCGTAACTCGCGGTACGAACGTAGCATATGGCCTGGGCATTATCACAACCTACGAAGAGTTGAAGGATAACCTGTACGTCAAGTTGACCAAGAATCGTGTTGAGAAGTTACGCCGTGCCTTCGGTGAAACCAAGAACATTATCTCTACTAACGTCTTCAACCGTGCCTTCAATGGCAGCTATATCGGTGGCGATGGTGTTAGCTTATTGAACACAGCTCACCCTAACTTCACTGCTGGCACCTGGCAGAACAAGTTGGCAGTGGACGCTTCGTTCTCACAAGCCGCGCTGGAAGACATGCTGATTCTGATGATGCAAGCGAAAAACGACCGTGGTTACATCGAACCATTGGCTGGTGACAAACTCGTTGTTCATCCGAATAACTACTTCAATGCAGAGCGCGTGTTGAAGACCCCTAAAGCTGTTGGTACTAACAACAATGACATCAACCCTATCAACATGAATGGCTTGTTGACTGGTGGCATTGTTTCCAACCCTTACTTGACTGCAACTGGTCCTTGGTTCATCACTACGAACTGCCAAGATGGTTTAATCTGGCAAGAGCGTGAAGCATTGAACACATGGGAAGATAATGATGCAGATACACGCAACTTCAAGGTTGGTGCATATGAGCGTTATGCCTTCCTGTGGGCTAACCCACGTGGCTTGTATGGTAGCAACGCTGCGTAAGTAGCTGTATGATTATTAGGGTGGGTTACACTATTGTAATACACCCTAATAACTCTATCACCCCTTAAAAGGATTCAAATTATGGCTTCTCTTACTACCCGAACCCCAAACGGCTTGACCAATGCAGCTCCAGGTCAAACAATGGCCGATGCTGGTATGCTAGACCCGACTTGGTACTACGACGACACTGACGATTTCATGTGCTACGCTGCTGGTTTCTACACAGCAACTGTTGTTGGTACAGGTGCGATTACACAAACAGCTCTTGATGGTGGTGCGGTACTCTTATCCACTTCGGCTGGTGCCGCAGATGCTGTGTATGCCCAGCGTGTCGTCGCCTCGCACAAGCTAATTGCAGGTAAAGACACTTTCTTTAAGTTCCGTGGGATTTTATCCGATGTGCTTGCTGATGTGTTTTACTGTGGCCTGCTTTCCACCAGTGCAACTCCTTTGTCAGCCCCTGACGGTGTGTACTTGTTGAAAGCTACTGGCCAAGCAGCCTTGTCATTGGTGTCTAAGATTGGTGGCGTGACAACTACCGTTGCACTCCCTGCGTCTAACTTGCTGGTGAACGCAGTTGCCTTTGAACTCGGCATACACATCAAGCCCAACGGCGACATTGCTGCTTACTTCAACCCTTCAACTGGTCAAAGCACTACCGCACGTGGGCCAGTAGCTCGGTTGTTCCAACCTGCCCTCACACAAGTACTCCTTTCCCCTTCGTTCGGTTTGTTGAACTCTGCAGCAGCTATCAAAACATTGACAGTTGACTACTTTGTTGCAGCTTCCCAGCGTTAAGTAAGGGGTAACTGACATGGCTAATGAATTTAACATTCAGGTCATTCAGGATGGCACCAGAAACCTTGTAATCAAGGCGACTGGTGTTCTAACTGCATCTGACTTAGCACAGCAAGTTCTTATTGACCCCGCACTGACTCAAGGCATTGACAACACAGGCAACCTTAAAGCTAGTGCGTTCAGAATCCAGCGCATGATTTATGTTGTGGAAGAAGGTCTGGCAGTAAACCTCTGGTGGGATGCTACAACCCCTGTGCGTATTGAGGATTTAGTCAAGGCGGGGCATATGGAATACCGCGAGTTCGGGGGGCTGCCTAGTAACGCTGGTGTGGGAAAAACGGGTAAAATACTAATTGGAACGCAGGGATGGACTGCAGGTGCAACTCTATCTTTTTCAGTAGTAATGCACCTGACTAAAACACAAGGGTAATGTAGGGTAAAACTAAAAGGGGAATGGTATGGCGGCAGTTAAAGGAAGCGCGAAAGCGCCAGCAAAAGCGAAAGCGAAGCCACTCCCCCCAACAGGGATGCGTGAGATGGCGAAGTTGATGAATGCAAAGGTCAAGGCTAAATGAGTACTAGCGGGACTTACGGCTTTAACATGAGCAGGGATGATTTAATCTCTGCTTCTTTACGTCTGTGTGGAGTGTTCGCTTCAGGGGAAACTCCTCCAGCAGAAGATATAACTAACTGCGCCCAGGCACTTAACATCATCGTGAAGTCTATGGTGCTGGCGGGGCTGCCTTTGTGGTGTGTGCAGGATATTGCAGTGCCTATGGTAGCGGGGCAAGCCCAATACAACCTGAGTGCAATTGTGGGTTCACCACTTCCACTGCGGATTCTCGATGGCTACTTAGTGGATAATACGACAGACAGCAGTGTCACAATTGCTATGACCTCACGGTATGACTGGGATACTCTAGGTCTTAAGAGTACGCAAGGGATTCCTAACCAAGCCTTTTATGACCCGCAACTCAACGCAGGCACAATTGTTATGTCCCCTGTGCCAGTTGACTCTACTCACACTTATCACGTTGTAATACAGCGTCAAATCCAAGACTTCAACCTCAGCACGGATAACCCAGATTTCCCGCAAGAAGCATTTCACATGTTGAAGTGGGCACTTGCGGATGAAATTGCACTGGAATATCAAACACCAGTTGCAACCAGACAGGAGATAAATATGAAGGCTACGAAGTTCAAAGAGGGGTTCTTCTCTTCCCCACTGGCACAAGAGCAAGCGTCTGTGCAATTTACCCCTTCGGAGCGTTCACGATGATGCACGGTGTTGGAGTGCAGCATTACTTGGAAGGTGGAATGTATGCAAAGGAAGCCTGTATACCAAAAGGGTATGTCTTGGTGCAGCATAAGCATAAATTTGGTCACTTGTCAGTGCTGGCGCAAGGGGAAGTCCTGCTAGATATTGACGGTGAGCAAGTGAAACATACTGCCCCTTGCTGCTTGCATATTGAAGCTGGGAAACACCATGGGATACTGGCGCTGACTGATGTGGTCTGGTACTGCATACATGCGACAGACGTGGCGGAAGTGCTGGATGTTGATGACACCCTGATTGAACTCCACGTTACTGATACAACAATGCAGGATACACTGGAAAGATTAAAGGCAGCTGCAAATGGATAATCTACTTCCTGTAATTCGTGGGCTTGATGTCACGCTTTTGTTGTTGGAACTCAAGAACAATCCACAGCTCTGGAACACCAACACCTATCGCACCAGTAACCCCAATAGCCCCCATCGGGAAGTTGATGACATCTGGGTGCGGTACAATCACAGGGAAGTACTGGAAAATACCCCAGAACTCCTTCACGAGGAGCATGACTCGGTGTGGTATCCAGCGATTGAGCGACTCCCTAGTCTGCGGAAACTCGCACTTGACTTGATGCACTATGTAAAAGGAGAGCGACTTGGCGGTATACTGATTACGCGTATACCTTCTGGGAAGCAAGTCTACCCACACGATGATTGTGGCTCTTGGCACGCAGCTTACTACGACAAGTACGCGGTGCAACTTGAAAGTGCTCCTGAGCAGGCATTTGAGTTTGAAGGGGAAAGACTGGTAGCAGCACCTGGGGATGTATACTGGTTTAATAATCAGAAAGTTCACTGGGTTACTAATAACAGTAATGTTGACAGAATAACCGCGATAATATGTATTCGCACTGACAAAGGAGTAGCATAATGCCTTTCATAATAGACGCAATCCTTCCTGCAGTTGCCACGGCTGTTGTGGGTGGTGCAGTTAGCAGCATATTTGCCCCCGACCAGCAGAGCCCGACAGGGGCACAAGGAGCAGCCGCAGCATCTGACCC